CCTTTCGGCACGTAAGAGGCTAACCTACATTTGTGAGACATAGATTGGGCCTCAGATTAATGTTAAGCGTCTTGCAGGACGCGTAATGTTAACTGGGGCTTTTCTCTATCTGCCTTTTGGTGTTCATGCCTGAGACAGATAGCCTCAAGCACCCGCAGCAATTTTACTTAACTCCCTTTTTCCCGCAAACCGTTTTTATCCCCAGCGGCAAATCGAATACACCACCAGCGCCACTGCCATCGCAATTCCTACCGTTGTGAATGCTTCAGGCCAGTCATCGTAAAATATCCTCCACGCTTATCAGTCCGTTCCGCTCCAGATAACTCATCGCCTTATCCGGTAATTTGCAGTCTGGCTTCGCTTTCCTCAGTTGCCAGGTTAACTGCTTTACCAGCATGATTAACTCATCAACCAGACGCTGATATCCCACTGGTTTGTATTCATGCAATTTACCGGCTGGCTCTGCTGCCAGCGATACCAGTGCGATTTCCAGAACAGCAATATCCATCTTATATGTGCGGATGATGTCATGGTCGATTGTGCCCGGTATGCACAGTCTCTGTGCTTCAATAGTCTCCTCTGCGTGAGCTATTAACTGCTCTCTGGTAAAAGTCGTCATGCTGTAGCCCCTTCTTGATATTTTTCAAACCAGAACACAACCGGGTCAGGTTTCATTTCAACCAATCCCATACGAACCAGCGCTTTGCCTTTCCCGGACGCAAGGAATTCACGACGACCATCACTGATAATTCGCCGATAATCTTCCAGGCTACTGCAATGCTTGTGCAGATTGCATGGGTGGCATGCCGGAACCATGTTGGATATATCGTCACGTTCCTGGTGAAGCATATTTCCATCAAAACGAATGACCGGTTTTACATGGTCTGCATGCCACTTTTCGCCAAGTTCGCAGCCGCAATAAGCGCAGCGACCGCCGAACTTCATGCGCAGTTCTGCACGTTGTTTTTTCGTCAGTGCCATATCACTCTCCTTTAGTGCGCAAGTGGTTTTTCCAGCGGTTTTGCGCCGCGCTGGGCTTTTTGCAACAGCTGTGACCCATCACCCCGCAACACCCCGTCAACCTCACTCGTCTGTTACTAATCCTCAACCATCGCCAGACCCCAACACCGTTTCTGCGAGCTAACAGAATCTTTGCTTTACGGTTTTTCATCGTTTTGCTCTCCTGCGTCTCTTTGCTGCTCGTCGTGCCGCTGCAATACCGGTATGGCGGCGCTTTGGTGCCGGAATGCCGCCATCAGTAGTAAAAAAATGCGTTTTTATGAGTGACATATCCGCCCAAAGGCGGATCGGATGCGGTAACAAGCCAACAAATGCCACCTGCATTACGAATTCTCCTTGTGCAGTTGCCTATTAACGTAATCCACAATTTCAGATGACAGTTCAAACGGCGATTTCATCGCGTCAATATCCAGGTTTCTGTCAATATGTCGGATTAAATCATTCAGGGTTTCAGCACGGATTCCAGATTCAGAAATGCTGTTTCTGCGGCGATCCTGAAGTTCAATCAGGAACTGCCGTAAAAGCGTCCACCACTCGCTGTCTATAACCGGCGAACGCATACCCAGCATTTTGTCAGCATCGGCAATCAGCTTTGTCAGCCCCTTATCGCTTATTCTGGTTTGCTGGTTCGCTTTTGTTTCCAGTTCTGCTATGCGCTTCTCTGATGCTTCAAGTAACGCCTGCTTATCGCGTAGCGCTTCTTCCAGTTCAGCAACATGGCACTCACTATCAATAAGGTTGTTCTCTGCGGCTTCCAGCTCATCACGCAACGTCCATACCGGTGCACCGTTGATATAACCAAAATCCAGAAGTTTGTTTTTCGATACAATTCCGTGAACGAAATCCACATAAAGCGCAATGCAATAGTCAGGTAAAGCGCCCCATTCATGTAGTCGCAAGACGCATTCGTCGTAATCGTCCAGGTCTATTCCAACACTTGTCAGGGCAATAGCCGCGTGCATGGCATCAACCATCATTTCGTTTTCCTGGTCTCGGCGTTTTATGTATTGCTGGTTTCTTTCCCGTTCATCCAGTAGTGCCAGCACGGTTTCTGGTCCGGCCAGAAATTTGAAGGCGTTGAGCGCATCAATATCCACACCGTAATCTTTAAGTTCCTGTTCACTTAACAAATCATCATCAGCTGGCAACATTAACAGGCGTTCCATTGCTGGAATTGCACGTTCCGCCGCCTCACGCAGTGCCTGATAGTCAATCTTGCTCACTGGTTGTCTCCTTTTTCCATGTTTTCAGACTTTCACCACAGAACGGGCAAAATGAGACTCGAATAGGTGATTTAGAAAATTCACCGGAACGCAACATCACCAAATCAGGGGCGCGAGTTAAATTCTCATTCCAGACTTTGTATATCAGCAGACCTTTTCGCATCGTGTATTCAGCATCATGCTCAAGGGACTTTGCCAGTGCTGCACATGGTTCTATCTTGTTGCCCTTAACCTGGCATTTTGATTCACTCACCGCACCACCTCCTGAAAATTACCCTGATAAAACGCCAGTACGCGCTGCATAGCTTCGCTCTTCCGGCACTCGCTACAGATTATGTTCTGACGCCTGTCGTAGCGGCGTATTTCTCCGTCTGGTAACTTTCGAATCAGTGTCAGGTCGGTTCTTTTCTCCGGTGTCTTACGCCATACGCGATACGCCTGCTCTGATGCAAAAAACACCGTATTTACCGGACATGTATAAATCGCCACAAGCCAGCACATCCACAAGGCAGCGTCGAACCGAATGCCAGCCTGCTCCCGTCGCTCTCTCCAGCTGTGACATCGTCATGCGTCCATTTTTGCGTACCAATCCGATAATTCGTGCCTTCAGCTCTTCCCGCTGTTCGAGAGAAAAAGGTTTCGCCATAAATCCTCCTGAAAAAATCACCTTCACAATTCATACAAAACCAGCCGCTTTCCGGCGTTCATACTCCTGTTTCAGCAACTCAATTGGTGTTGGCCCCGACGGGCGTTTTGGTGCTGCCAGTTGCCGCCGTACGGGCGGAACGCTGAAGCCGTCACCAACATGCTTTGCCCATTTCGCCAGTTGCCGTTCTGCAAGTCGTTTTAACTCACCTTCGGTCATCTGGCGCTCAATCCCCTTTGAACGCATCTCGAGGCAAATGTGATACAGCACAGGCTGAGGCCACGGATATTTATCGCTTCCGTCGTATCGCCAGGACTCATTGCGCCAGCGTCGGTACTCCTCCATCACAGCATCCACCGTCAGACCAAATGGATTGGCCCCGCTTTCCGAAATCAGCGCCACAAACTCAGCCAGGTCCGGAGGCCATGTTTCACCTGCCCTGCAACGGTCCATGCACTGGCGGCAGACCTGCCGGATTTGCTGCTCAGTCATCGCGCCAATCTGTGCAATCCAGAGCTTCGAAGGTGCGGCCCCGTTCTTCTGGGTCCAGCGGTTCGAATAAACCTCCCCCATGAGTTCCCACAGCTTCCAGGCAGTTTCCGTCGTTGATAAATCCGTTTTCACGCTCCCACCGCTCACGTGCTGCCCGAATTTCCTGAACTGCCCGTGATGCGGTGCCACCTGGTGCTGCTGCATGGTTTACCCCCTTGCTGACTGGTTTAGCCTGCGCCCTGACGTGATTTACGTGACGGGCGAATTTCTGCTCCCACTGAACCTGCGTGAAAACTTTCCCCTCCGCTGCCCAGTAGTCCCGGAAGGCGGCAAGTTCAGCAGGTGTAAATTCTGGTTCCGGCAAAGCCATCCCCCACAACGCAGCCCGTCGCCGAAAATCCCGCGACGGATGCCAGCTATCGGTCATCGGAAATTTTCCGATGGGTTCGCTCAGGCCATCCAGGAATACAGGGGGCGTTGCCTGTAACGACAAAACATCCTGCTCACTGGTCGGAGCACTCTCGCGTGCGTTATGTGTGGGGTTTAGATCTTTGGGTTCCTTTGGGTTCCGTGATCCGTTTTTGGGTGTCTTTAATGGAAAATTTGGGTGTCTTTGGTTATTTTCCATGCAGTTAAGAGTTCCGTTTTTGGGTCTGTTTTGTGCTGAAACATAACCGTTTTCGGTACTGTTTTTATTAACAGCACCAATTTTACCCACCTTTAAAGACTCCCGTTTTTGGGTGTATTCAGGCTCGGCAACACTTTCTTCTACACCGATAAGTCGGTACACCACAATTTGCTTTGTTCTGCCTTTTCTCTCACCGGTATCAACAATTAACCCAATCTCCATCAGGTGTCGTAAGCTGTCCTGCACAGTCTTTTTGTTCAGTTCCGTTACTTCTGCCAGGGCTGATACAGACGGGTATGCACACAAATCGGCACCGCACATATCAGCAAGCCAGGTCAATACTGACTTACTGGATGAACTGCCGGTTTTCACCTTTTTAGCCCATCGTAGTGCATCGATACTCATACGAACCCCAGACAGATATTTGTTTATCTGCAAAGTAATATTGGTATTGCTGACGATACGCGTGCTTGAAAGCAATAGCTTTTTCTATAAGCTCGTCAGTCTCACGTTCCACAACAGCTGGATCCGCAAAAAGCAGCCCGGACTCCACCACATCGCCATATTCTTTGTTTAACCCGGCGATCATGTACGTAATGCTTTTTCCGTCAGTAATTTCACAATACAACCTGAAATCGCTGATCCGGATAGCCTCCATAATTGCCGGAATCAGCGCCGTGAATTTTTCACGCTTATCCCTGGTGTCGATAGCTTTCCAGCGTTCGAATATCTTCACCCGGTTAACGCCCAGCGCCCGTTGATCAACCGCGCCATCATCAAACGTGACGCGTTGAACATCGATGTTCGGGCGTTCTTTCAGGGCCCAGAAGGCTTCTGTGATTAATATCGTCGCCTGCTCCTGTGTCATTCCTGGTCGGCATACCCAGGCATCCAGAGCCTCACAAACCTGTTCAGGGGTGATTTTCATTGTTCAACCGCCCCGCACGCTTTGCCTTACGATATTCGTCATAAACTTTGGGATCGTACTGAAGTTCCCCGCCAGATGCCTCTTGCAGGCGCATCGCGCGACCTTCAGGAACCAGTTCTCCCCATTGAGAAACAGCAGATGGATCAACACCAGCAGCTTTCGCTACTTTGGCTTTCGTCCCATAAAAATTAATTACGTCTGATTTAAACATCACCCCTCCAAAGTTGAGTTTTCTCAATGGTAATCACTCAAGGAATCTCAAGTCAAGGGTTATTAAGATATCTAAATATGAACGAGAAAACTTTAGGCCAACGAATTAGAGAAAGACGCAAACAGGTTGGTTTAAGTCAAAACGATTTAAGCAAAGCTGCTGGCGTATCTGGCTCATCAATTTCACTATGGGAAAGCGACCATACAGCCCCGCGCGGGCAAAATTTGCATCGCCTGGCTGAGGTATTGCAATGTTCACCAACTTGGATACTGTTTGGTGACGAGGATAAAACACCAGATCCACCAGTTGCACTCAACAGCGCCTTAGACTTATCGGAAGATGAGTTGGAGATGTTGCGATTGTATCGCGCACTTCCAAAATCAGAGCAGCAAGCACAAATCAGCGAACTCCGTGCCCGCGTTGAGAATTTTAATCGCCTATTCACCGAGCTACTAGAAGCTCGCAAACGTAACAAACATCAATAACCCCCCCCTTCACTAATTTTAAAGCCTTACATTTCAATGTATTGGCTTTATTTTGCATTAAATATTGAGTTTTCTCATCAAAAACACTTGACCAATTTTCATGAGAAAACTAAATTACCATCCATCAAGACACCGCACGGTGTTCTCAGCAAACAGTTCCGCTACCCCGGCGTTAAGGGGAAATGAGGTCAGCATGGATACTATCGATCTTGGCAACAGCGAATCTCTGGTATGTGGCGTGTTCCCCAACCAGGACGGTACGTTCACCGCGATGACGTATACCAAAAGCAAAACGTTTAAAACCGAAAATGGTGCCCGTCGCTGGCTGGAAAGAAACTCAGGTGAGTGATATGGATTTCGACACAATCATGGAAAAGGCTTACGAAGAATACTTCGAAGGCCTTGCCGAAGGCGAAGAAGCTCTCAGCTTCAGTGAGTTTAAACAGGCGCTTTCCAGTTCGGCAAAATCTAACGGCTAACGGGGTTAAAGATGGAATTTAAAGATTTACCACTATCAATCCAGGAGATTGCAGCACAGACACTCCGTCAACACCTGAACGAACTTGCATTGGAATCGGTAACGAAAAAAGACACTGATAATATGGCTCGTAATGTGCGCGATGCGTTTATCGGATTGTACTCTGTTTCGGTAACAAACAACCAGGATACTGAAGAAGCTGCAAAGCGGATTGCCTCGGCGATGGGTTTTTATGTCGAGGAAAAGTATTCAAAAAAAGAATTCTGGAAAATGGTCAAACGCATCGCAGAGCGAGGTGAAATGCTCTCTGCATCAGGGGATTCATTTTATAACGAAAAAACTGATAACTCCTGTTTGCGTGATTTGCTCTCGCTGCTTGATAAGTTCGGAATAATAATGACCGGCACTGCTCTGGCTGATTTCACTTATAGCGCAATTTGTCATAATGGAGAACCATGTCCGCCAGAATTAATAATCACCCCCGGCAATCATCCGAGGGTAAAAATACGAGCGATTCAGGAGCACTGGTTTAATCCAGTTCCACAAGACGAGGACGCGGTAAAACCTCTATAGGTCCCGTATAGCCTGGCGCTCTTTTGGCATTGAGAATTTTATTTAACTTGTCAGCCTGATACTGACTTGGTTTCACAAATATCCCATCAAGTTTTGATATATGGAATACACCGTGTTTCGGGCAATCAAAAATATAATAACCATTCTTCTCTGAGAAATCAGACGAAGAATTACAGGCTGGGCATAGTTTTGTTGGCATTTTATCCTCCATTGAGGTTACTGGTTGAGAATGGAGACCACACGTGACAGCGTGTTGTCGTGCGCCGGACACGGATAAGAATCCGGCACTGACAGTTTACTGAAAGGATATATCCCTGAAAAGTCAGGGCATAACGCGAAAGCGCACGGCGAAGTTATTTCTCCCTCTGTTGCGTGCCACCGGCATCTTCGACCGTGCGCTTCCGGTTGTGGCAATCCGCGAAATGGCGCGGCGGTAAGTATGGCGAGGCTATCTTTTCCTCGAGATAACACCGGGTTGTCAGGTTGACCATACGCCTGAGTGACAACCCCGCTGCAACAACCCATGTTGATTACCTTTTGGCGGCATCAGTTTCATTGCTGGCTGATGTCCGCCCTTTTTAAAGTGAATTTT